GCACGGCTTAGTCGCGGGACTTGAGGGCGTCGAGGGCCTGACGGCCTTTGGCTTCGAGCGAGTCGGCCTTGGCCTTGTGCTTGCGCATGACGAGGGCTCCGGCGACGAAGCCGACGAGGAGGGCGAGGAAGTGGGTAATCATTTGAGGATGTCGGGTTTGAAGTCTTTAAGGGTAGCCACGTCGTCGGGGAGGGCGACCTTGGTCACGTCGCGGAGGGCCTGCTTCTCGGCGGCGATGCTGGCCTGTTTGGCGGTGTCGCCTTGCTCGACGGCACGCATGAAGGCGAGGTCTAGGGCGGCGAGTTTCGGCGCACGCTCTGCCCGTAGTTGGTCGAGCTTGATGGCCTTGGCTTTGTCGATGTTGATGCGGATGCTCATGCGGAGAACTCCCAAGCGTTGCGGAAGGTGCGGTCCGAAGGGATGTCGGCGGCCTCGACGATTAGGAACGGAACGCCAGCGGGGACGTCCTTCGCCGCGATCTGCTCGACAGTCAGGCCGCACTCGACGGCGGGAATGATGATGGCTACGCCGCCTTCGGAGGTCGGGTAGATGATGCGAGGGTCGTTCATCGTGTAATCAAAAAAAGGTTGAACGTATTATCACGCAAGGAGGCCGGTGTGGCATTTTGCATAGTATAAACAGGAGCATATGCGGCCAGAAGCGTGTCGGTGCACATTAGTCCGAAGTCCGTGCCGGGGCGACTGCTACTGCCAGAAACGACATAATTTGCGTCTACCATGGCGGTCGTAAAGTTAATGCGATAACTTCCTACGCCGCTGTCCGTAAGACTAGACACATTGAACGAAGCACGGATAGCGGGTGTGCCGGTGCCGTTGAAGTTTACCCACGCCTTGACGTTATTATCTGCACGCACAAACGCCGTCGTTGCGACAGCCGTCGTATCATTGCCAGCGGTCTGGGTTACGGCGGTCGTGCCAGTCGGCAGGGAAGGCGTACCCGTGAAGGCCGGGGAAGCCAGAGGGGCGCGGGTCGTGTCAGTCGGATGGACGTGATCGGCGCGGGCGTAGCGGAGGGAGGTTCCGATGGACGCCGTGCCGTTGACCAGGGGAGTCGCGGAACCAGCCTGACCGACGACGAAGGCCGTGGTCGCAATCTGCGTGGTGTTAGTGTCAGCAGCCGCCGTGGTCGAGAGGGGAGTGCCCGTAAGCGAAGGGCTGGCGAGGTTGGCTTTGCCAGCGATGTCAGCCGCGACGAGGAAAGACGAAGGGTTGCCCGTAAGCGGGTAGAAACCAGCCGTGACCCAAGACTCCAGAGCGTAGCCGGTGAGGGCGGACGAAGTCAGCAGGCCGAGAGCCGAGTAGGTCGAGCTCGTAGCCGTTCTGGACCGCCACGAGGATGGTCCCGAGGGTCGGGTGCGAACGGATGACGATGCCGACGTAGACGAGGTGCTGGGGGGCGGAAGGCTTGGTCGTCGTCCACGTGCCAGCGGTCGTCGGGGACAGGTACAGTTGCACGCCTTCGGTCAGGGCGGACGTGTCGATGTTCTCCAGTTCGCCGCGGACGATGACGAAGCCCGTGCCGTTGTTGGCGATGGAGGTCTTGACGAAGCCGATGGTCTGGGCCGAGTTCGCGTCGTTGTTAGCCTGGGCCAGCGTGATCAGGGGCTTGTTGCCCGTAGCGCCGGAGATGTAAACGATGGAGCCGGCCGCGATGGTCGAGCCGGACTGGTTGCGGACTTCGACCTCGAGGTTGCGGGCGACCGCCGTGCCGCCGAGGAGGGCCGACTGGACGAAGGCCGTGGTCGCGATGGAAGTGTCGTTATCGCCGAAGGCAGGGGTGACCGCCCGCGCGTCTCCCGTGAAGACCGGGCTGGCCAGCGGCGCGTACCCACTTAGCGCAGCGCTGGTGATGTAGCCAGCCGGGTTGGTCTGGAGGTAGTAGGTTGACGCGGCGGCGCTGGTAGTCAGGTACGCCGAAAGGTTGAGCGTCACCCAGTCGGTCGCGTAGTCGACGCCCGTGGTGGTCTTCTGGAGATACTGACCAGCCGTGCCGCCAGCAGGGACGCCAGGGCCAGCCGGACCCTGCGGGCCTTGGGCTCCGGGCACGCCGACGCCGATGGTCAGGACAGCAGGGGCCATCGACCCAGTGGTGACGTCGACCGCTCCAGGGATAGTGATCGTAAGGGACATGAAATTAGGCGGTGACCTGACCGATGAGGTCGATGCGCATCGTCTCGGAGTAGAAGACCGTGCCGCCGTTCAGGAACTTGATGTCCCACTTGGCCGTGCCGATGGCCCAGTCAGCGGTCGAGCCCGGGTAAACGAAGGCCACGGAAAGGCCGCCAGGGGCCACCGTCGCGGTGAGGTCGTACTCGTTCTGCTGCGCGTCGATGATGCTCGAGGTGACCGTGACGCCGACGAGGTTCGCGATGCCGCCCGGCTCAGGGTTCCACACCATGGAGGCCGAGAAGGACGATCCGCGTTTAAAGGTGACGGTGTTGCAGCTCATCGGGTCTTAACCTTGCCCCGATTGGAAGGGGGGGGTCAGGTAATCGGAACAAACAGCCCGATGTCCACGATCGTGTACGTCGAAGGGCTCGGAGTCAGGGTCTGATAGTCCGGGGGGTCGAAGGCGTCGTTGACGATGGCGTAGGCTTCTGCCGAGTCATTTATCACGTCCTCTCCGATAAGCACAGACTCATACCTGTCGTCAAAATTGATGCCCGCCAGATAGAAGTCCGTGTCATCAATCCGCATGGTCAGGTCGGCGATAAGGAATGCCGATGTAAATCCGCGCTTAATCAGACCTTTCCCCTCCTCGCTTTTAAACGCAATGCCGGTGTCTGGGTAGACCTCGTTACCGCCATACCTTGAGGGAGGGCTGTTTTGAATGACGGCGCCGCGGAGCTTGGCCCAAGTATTGACGCCGACCACGTTGTCTCCGATGACGAAGCCCATCAGATGCGGGCGTAGTAATACTGCGCCGTGTCGGTTCCTAGTTTGATGCGGTCACCCCAGAGGGATCCGCTGACATATTGGACCACCGAGATGCTAGGCCCTGTGGCCTCTGTAGCGACAGCCAGAAGCACATAGCCGTAAGTGTCGGTGTCGGCCAGTTCGACGTCGGAGTTGATGATCCGTGGGTAGTTCGACGAGGTATCATCATTGCTCGGGAAGTCGTTTGTCGTGGCGTCCTTGCCAGCCCGGAGGTAGATATAGCACTTCTTGGTCGTAGAGTCGAAGGGCGTCATCACGGAGACGGGCCAGTCAGGAACGCCAGAGGTCGTTCGGTCTAGGACGACCCATACGCTGTCCTCCTCGATCTGGGCGACCACGTTGTTGAGCGTGCCAGGGACGACCTGATAAAGCCAAGCCGTGCCGGGCACGTCGTAGGTGACGTTGATGACCTTGAAGGGGTGGTTGTTGGCCTGACCGTCAGCGCTAGGGAACGGGTCAGATGTGTCTAGGGTAAAGCCACTCGACGACGAGTCGAAGTTATAGCCGACTCCGGGTTGCAGTTTCATCAGGCGGCGGCGTAGACGCTGGCGACGTAGCCCTCGCGGTTAAAGCGCAGCTCGTACTGCACCTTGTAGAGCAGGCCGAAGTCCTCGAAGGAAACCTGAGCAAGGAGCAACTGGTTCTTGCCTCCGATCGTAAACGCCGAACCCATGTAGGTCGGCACTAGGTCCTTTGACGCGAAGGAGCCGTTTCCTGAGGTCTTCCCAACGGCGTTCCGCAAGTTAATGACCAAGGCCGAGCTGCTTGTGTAGAACACTCCAGACAGTGAGCACTGCGGGGCAAGGTAGTTGGTCTTACCGTAGAAATCTTTGAACTCAGATTTCTTGAAGCCTAGGAACTTGCGCCCAGTCACGGCCTCAAAGGTGGCTCCGTTGTTGCCCTGGTATTCTTTCGTGCCGTTCGGAAGAGTGACCGCGGTATAAGCAGGGGTCGCCAGCGAACCAGTTCCTACGCCGGCAATCGGCGAGCCCGAGAAGCCAAGGGCGCTAGCGGTCTCGAAAAAGTTCGGGTGAGTAGTGATGCTTTCCGAGGTGAGGCCCTGAGAGCCGGTGATCTGCGGGTCGGTGGACGTGCCAAAGCTAGGGACGATGCCTACATAGTCCACGGAGTAGGTGGCAATGTTAAGCGTCTCGAAAGAAACGGCGTACTTGTGCGCCTTGCAATAAGAGTATGCCCCCTGCGGGCAGGCGGACCCACGGTTGATGGTGCTTCCGACGGAGGCGGTGATTGCGGCCTTGAAGACGATGGTACCCGTGGCGAGGCCGTAGCCGTCCTCTTGGAACTTTGCTCCAGGCTGTTGGAGTACGGTGGTGAGGTTGTTGCCAGTGTCGACGCGTGCCATAAATTATTTAGATTGGGTGCCCTTGGTGAAGTCGGGAGAAACAAAAGGATTACGGTCGACTAGGTTCTGGAGAAGCCCGGTTTGCTTGCGCTGCTCTTCGAGCTGGGCGGTCATGGCCTCGATGACCGGGTTTGCGCCGACGCCAATCACGTTGCCGAAGCCTTCTGGGCCTTTGAAATCGGGGGTCTTGGTAGGGGTCTTACCCATGTCGATGCCTTCGGTAAGTTTGCGGCCTTCCGCCGTGTTCTTGTAAAAATCTAGGGCGTCCTGCTGTAGTCCTTTGTCCCGAGAGATGCTGGAGATGCTTTCTCCGGCCGCCAGACGGCGCTTAAACTGATCGGGCAAGACGAAGTCCTTGAACTCCGTGCTGGTCAGGACTTGCTTGGTAATCTCGGCACGGCCCTCTTCGGCGAGCCGCTGCTCTTCTTTTAGTTCGGCGCGACGCTTGAAGAATGAAGCGGCCTTCTGTTCTTCGCTTGTGGCGAACTTGCTTTCACCCCTGGCGATAAGGTCTAGTCCGTCCTTGGCGTCCTGCTTAGCCTTTTCGATTGCACCAGTGATGTAGGAAATCGCACCCTGTAGAAGGATCATCGGGGCGGTGAAGCCGAGGAAGATGTCCTTGAACGCCGTGCTGAACTTCTTCTGAATGTCCTCGACCTGCTTGGAGAAGGACACGGTCGCCGACTTGGCCTTATCCATCGCCTGGGGGACGTCGGAGGTCGTCTTAATGTTTACTGTCAGGTCTTGGGCCATGTCAGGGGGTGCTTTCCTTTGCAGGATTGGAAGCAGACGCGGCGGCCTCCTTGGCTTCCTCTTCGGCCATGAAGGCTTCCTCCTCGGGCGACATGATCGCCACGTCCGCACCTTTGCGGATAGCCAGGGCGGAGTTGAGCCAGATGGCCTGGCACTCTGGCATTTCCCAAGCCCGCTGTTCGGGGATGCCCGACGCAATCAGGTTAGCCACGATGGACAGCGGCCAAGGCACGCCCTTGTCCCCGCCCCCTGACTTAGTCTTGGTCTGCTCCCAGAACTTGGGCCAGTCGGCGACGAGGATGTAGCCGGCGAAGGCTTCCAGCAGGCGCTCGAACTTTGCGGGGTTACGCTGAAGGCTTAGGATGCGCAGCTTGTCCACCCAGCCTATGTCGCCCAGCTGCTCTTCGGCGCACACTTGGCAGGCGAAGATAAGGTCGGCGGGGGTGATGCCGCGGGAGCCGGTCACTAGGGGCGAGTCGAAGGCCATCAGGCGCACCCTGTACTTGAGGCACCAGGGGTAAAGAGTTCGACCCAGAACCTTGAAGGGAGCCGGGTCGACGTAGGCGTTGAGGAAGCGACGGTCCACTGTCCTCTAGACTGCCCCCCTTTCGGGGGTGTCAATTACGCAGGCGTGATGCCTTCGTAATCAATCGCCGTGATCGTGACGGCGGTAAAGCCCTTGTTCGAGCCCTTGTCGTCAATCTTGGTGATGGTCCCGACAAACGACGCGGAGGCCGAGCCAGCCGGGTAGGCCGAAAGAGTGTTGACCGTGAAGGAAAGAGCGGCGCCTAGGACGGGCATCGAGGTCGTTTTGGCGATGCCTTCGATGGTAATCTCGCTCTTGCGGTCATCCAAGCGGTGGGTCTTGGTGATGCCCGTCTCGTCAACCACGGTGACGTCAGCGTTGAAGGAGGACGAGAGGCTGTAGCTCTGCACGAAGAGGTTTGCGACAGTGCCCGCGACTCCGTAGATGCAGGTGGTTCCGTTTGAGATGGCGGCCATTTGTAATTGCAGGCTTTGGAATTGGCTTAGGCAGGCAGGACCACCAGCACGTCGAAGGCGAAGGAGGTCGCCCAGGAGCGTTCGTCGATGCCCTCGTCTTCGGAGACCACGGTGACGTCGTAACAGGCCGCGTCGGTCGAGGTGACGAAGGCCGCCTTGATGGAGGTCAGGTCGCGCATATTGCCGGACAGGGCGGCGCAGCGGGCACGGTGATCGGCGAGGGTCGTGTCGTCAGCGTTCGAAAACAGGGTGATGCGGACCGAGCAGCTGAAGTTGCCCGCGCCTTCGGGGAGGTCGGCAGGGCTCCGGGCGGACTCGCACAGGACCACGGCCTTGGGCAGGGTCTGGGTCGCGGCGCTGTCACCCGTCAGGAAGGCCACGGTGGTCAGCCCGGTCTGGGTGGATAGGTAGGTGGCCAAGGTGGCCTCTACGATGTGGCGGATGCTCTTCGTGCCCATTGTACCTTTGCCCGCTTTGGTAGGGAAAGGGGCTTGACGAGATAGGGGGCTGGGCTTTTGCTTCAGGAGTTCCACCGATGCTCTGCCAACAGGACCCAGTACTTGCCGCGTTCTTCGCCATCTTCGAGGATGCGGTACCGCGTCAGCCTAAGCGCCGTTCGCCCAAGGTTCGCCGTGGGCCTATGCTGGCCCGCTTGTATGCTGGCGATACGCCTGCGTCCTATGTCTGCGAGCCCAAGGTCGACGGCCTCCGCGTCCTGATCACTGCGGACCTGTCCCGCCGCACCGTCCGCTTCGAGACACGCAACGGCAACCCGATGCCCTCCCTCAACCATCTGGCCGACGAAGTGCTCGACCTCCTGGTTGGCAAGGATGGCGTCTGGCTGCTCGACGGCGAGGCCGTGTCCGGCAAGTCCTTCTTCACCTCGGTCGGTGCCCTGCGCTCGGAACAGTCCGCCGACGATGCCCGCGTCTGGCTGTTCGACCTTCCCTCCGTGGTTGGCGATTACAGCACTCGCCGTGCCTCTCTGGAGGCTTTGTTCGCTCAGTCCTACCCTACCTCCCTCCTGCTCATTCCTAGCGTCTCCTGCACCCCAGAAGAAGCCTTTCTCCGCTTTAGCGCCGAAGGCTTCGAAGGTGCCATGGTCAAGGACACGACCGCCCCCTACTCCCACGGCCTCCGCTCCAGGGCTTGGCTCAAGGTCAAGGATGCCGACACGACTGATGCCGAGATTGTCGACGTCGTCGAAGGCACGGGCAAGTGCGCCGGGATGGCTGGCCATATCGTCGTGCGCTGCGGACGCCGCCTCGTCAATGTCGGCACCGGCATGGACAACGCCACGCGCGTCGCCCTGCTCGCCGACCGCTCTCAGCTTATCGGCCAGACCGCCGAGGTGGACTTCCAGATGAAGACCCCGACCGGGTCCCTGCGCCACCCGGTGTTTGTCCGAGTTCGCGGGGACAAGTAATCACATCCCGTTCTTCTTGGCGGTTCGGGCGATGAACTTTGCTAGGTCCTGCTGCATCATCTTATCCCGATTGCCTAGCGCAAGGGTCAGCGTGTCCGCCGCGTCGGCGATGTAATTGACGTTGCCGAGGAGGTTTTTGATCTGAATAAAGACCTCCTTGACGGTGTAAGTCTGCGTTGCCGAGCCTAGGCCGCCGTGACGGGCCACCCACATCGTGTCCCGCAGCTTGGCGCCGAAGCGTCCGCTTGCGACGTTGGACTGCATCGGGGGTTTGAGCATCGTCAGGGCCCGAAGCCATCCAGCCTTGGTCTTGCCGACGGCCATCTGCCGTTCCCTGATATACTCATCGAGTTCTTGCTTTGACTCAACCAGGAGCCGAGGGACGCCGATGCGCTGGCCTCGCTTGATGCGTCCGCCGAACTTGGCCTTTACACGGTCATGATGGCTACGCAGGTCTCGGGCATAGTCAAAGCCGTATTCGTTTGCGGCAATCGGCACGCGGTTAAGGTAGTTCTTCGCCTTCAGGAACGCCCGGTCATAGTTCTGGTCGTTCAGGATTTTTGTCATGATCGGCGAGATGCGTAAAGTCTCGATGCGAGACTTCTTGATAATCTTATCAAAGGACGCGCGGTTATTCGTTTGGGTCGCATGGGCCAAGCTCTGGAAAACGATGGCCTTCTGGCTGTTGATGTTTCGGTCCCCTACGGCCACGAAGATTTTGCGGATGTCTCCGGCCACGGCGCCTTCGCCCGCCTTCTTGGCCGCGTTGGAAAGACCTTGCCCGCCGCCTGCTGCCATCGGCGCAGTAAAGACCGCCAAGTCCTGGCATAGGAGCATGGCTTGCTTTGTGGCCGCGCTCTGTGCGTCCATGCCGATTTCATTATAGACCCTAGTCAGCGTGGCGTTGAAATCTGCCAGCGACTTCCGAGGGATGCTGACCTCTACCACGGCGGGTTACTGGTTATCGTCGATGACGACGAGCGTGATCCATGCCGACCCGGGCTTGTAGGTCTGGCTCGTGATGCGGACGGTCTTCCCGCCGGCCACAATCTTCTTCCCCTGGGCAAGGCTGGCGATGGGCACCCCTGCCGACAGTAGGGCCGCCGATGCCCCAATAGACCCGTCTGGCTGGCTCCAGGAGGCCGTTACAGCGGGGAGCCTGACCGAGTACTGGGTCCGCTCCATATACCCCCCTGCTTCGAGGACGGTCGAGACAGCGGGGTCGGAGATGAGGCAGGAGAAGGTGATGGCCCCAGAGTTGGCCGACCCGGCCACGCCGAAGTCCGCCACCATCTCTTTGGCGTCATTAAGAAACTCGGTTCCGTAGAGGCTCATCCTATACTTGCCCGGATTGGTAGGGGGCACAAAAAAGGCCCCCATTGCTGGGAGCCTCGTTTGTTTGCCTTGCGGCGGCTGATTAGGCCGTGGTGAGGCGGTTGAGCGAGGTCGCGCGACCGACAGCGGCACCGAAGAGCAGCGTGGCGGTGACGTTGTAGTAGCCGCTCTGTTCCTGACCCATGAGGATCTGGACGCCGAGGCCGGTGTCGGCGTCGACAGCGTTGGCGACTTCGAAGCCCGGGATCTCGCTCATCGGGAGAGCCGAGGCGACAGCGATCGCGTCAGCGCCGCAGGAGAAGCCAGCGAGGTTACCCGTGGACGGGAGGCTGTTCCACTGGTAGACGGCGGCACCGGCGAGGGTACCGATCTGGCCGGAGGTCAGGATGCCAGCACCGAGGACGGAGTTGCCGATGATGGTCGCGTCGGCGAGGAGGCCGTTGGCGTAGGTCGGGTTCAGGATGAACGCGCGGGGCTCAGCGGCCTTGGCGGCGTCGAGGACACCCTTGGAGGCGACGACTTCAGCGTAGGTCAGGCCAGCGCCGGTGTTCGTGCCAGAGGCGTAGTTGCCCGAGGTGATGAGAGCGCCGATTTCAGCCAGGCACTTTTCAGCGAGGGCGTTGGCGGCGGTCGGGACGAAGGAGTTCGAGAGGAACTGAGCGCCGTACGACTTGACGTCGAGGGGCGAGAAGCGGGACGAAACCTTGAAGTGCTTCAGGGTGACGTTCGCGGCGGTGATCGTCGCGTCGTCCTGTTCGAGGTAACCATTGGCACCGAACTCGGTGGCAGTGGAGACGCCGATCAGGGGAACCTGGACGGTCTTTCCGGCGGACGACTCAGCGGCGGTGAAGACGCTGGAGAAGGCACGGAGGGCGGGGAGCTTGCCCTTGAGGGAAGCGATGACGCTTTCAGCGAGGATGCTGGGAGCGGCGACGATGGAGTTGGCCATAGTGTGTTAGTATTGGGTGAGTGTTGAGGGGAAATTAGATGCAAGCCTTGATGATGGCGTGCTTGTTGGCAGCGAAGTAGTCGTTGCGCTCCTTGGAGCCGACCGGGAGGGACATAAAGGTCGCAAGGTGGTCGACGGCTTCGGCGGTGGGCTTGCCATCCGC